CGTGCGGTCTCTACAAAAGTCGGAACACCCATGGGACTCTTAGGAGTCCCTTTTTTATTCTAGAGGTACTATGAATTTTTCTGTATATACTCGTAATGGATGCCCTTATTGCACAAAGATCAAGACAGTTCTTAGAGCAAAGGGATATTCTTTTACGGAATATCGTTTAGACACTCACTTTGATAGGAAAGGATTTTATGAACAGTTTGGTGCAGGTAGCACATTCCCCCAAGTTCTGCTAGACTCTAAAAATCTTGGAGGTTGTACAGAAACTGTCAAATATTTGAGAGAAAACAACTTGGTTTGATACTAAATATTTTTAGTTAAAACAAAGGAGGGGTTGGTTTCCATATTATTGCAAACGGTTAAAAACGGGGGAAACCATGTTGATTGCACTTGTAGTTTTAGTTGTACTCGGAGCCTTTATCCTAGGAATTACAGTTTCTTGGTTGGCAAAGGGATACGTAGAAGACTTCATTGAGAACGCAGCATACGCTAAATCAGTTACACATCCTGAAATGTTCGATGAAGAAGGTAACATGCTACACGACGAACTTATTTACATCAGACAAGAAAATCCATTCTGGAATTTGGAGGATGATGGTGACGATGAAGATTAATTAAAGGAGTTAAATTATGCCACGTTCTATGGAAAATAGTAACCCTAGGTTACTATTAAGTGAGATTTTGAGAAAGGTCTCTAATGCAAAAACTAAACAGGAGAAGATAAATCTTCTCCGTAAACATAATACTGTTGCTCTCAGACAGTTGTTAGTTATCAATTTTGATGAGAGCATTATTTCTATGATGCCAGAGGGAGATGTGCCCTACACACCTAATGATGCTCCTGCAGGAACTGATCACACTCGTTTAGAGCAGGAGTATCGTGGTTTGTATCGCTTCTTTAAGGGAGGTGCAGATAAACTGCCGTCGTTAAAAAGAGAATCTATGTTCGTTCAACTCTTGGAAGGACTTGCTGCTGAAGAAGCAGAACTTATTGTCCTAGCAAAAGACGGAAGAGTTACTGAGAAATATAAGCGTATTACAAAAGCAGTAGTTTCTGAGGCATTCCCTCAGATCGAATGGGGAGGTCGCTCTTGAGAGTTATCTCTAAAGAATGTGATCCATCTTTAGCAACAGATAGATCACTACCATATACAGCATATCTCATTGAATACTCACAAGAAGGTATCACTAAGTTTGATATTGTTTCTTCTGGTAAGCAAGTAGAAATTTTTGATTATTATTGGGATCTTTATAAAAAAGATTTTATTAATATGACACAAACTGAAGGTAGAACCAACCCTAGACTATGGCAAGATCCAAACGAGCCAAAGAAAGGCAAGAGAAAGTGACTGTTTACTTTGATAAGCGTGCTTTTGCAGAGAAAGAACGAGAGAACGAAGAGGAATTAGAAATCCTAAAGAAAAAGGAGGAGGGAGCAGCTGCTGTCATTGCAGTCATATTTTTCTTTGGCAAACCTCTGGTTATTATGCTATTATGGAACATGCTGATGCCAGGTATCTTTGGTATTACTACCATCGGATACTTGAAAGCACTTGGTTTGTACCTTCTCGCCCGTATTATTATCGATAAGAATGACTAAAGTATGTTTGATCTCTGTTACTCCTGATGCAGAGAAGACCATTGGATATATTGCTCGTGTGAGTAATCCTGCTAATCAGGAGAACCCAAAGATTTCAGGACTATTGAAGTATTGTATTAAGCATGGACATTGGTCTGTGTTTGAGCAAGCATCTATGACTCTTGAAATCAGTACCACTAGAGCAATCGCCGCTCAGGTGCTGAGACACAGGTCATTCACATTTCAAGAGTTTTCTCAACGGTATGCTGACAGTTCTATGTTGGCAGATAAAATTGCTATTCCAGAACTCCGCCGTCAGGATACCAAGAATCGTCAGAATAGTATTGATGATATCGATCCTTTCAAGAGACAGAAGTATGAAATCTTGATGCAACATCACTTTGAAGAAGGGATGAAATTGTATAAGGATATGTTGGAAGATGGTATTGCAAAGGAATGTGCAAGAAATGTGCTACCATTATGCGTAGGGACAAAAATGTACATGACGGGCAATCTTCGTAATTGGATCCATTATATCCAACTGCGTTCCGCCAATGGCACCCAGAAGGAGCACCAAGAGATTGCACTTGCTGCTCAACAGCATTTCATCTGTCAGTTCCCAGTCATCTCACAGGCGCTTGAGTGGTGCCCTGATGGCGATTGCAATTGCTCTGAGCAACTGGATGAATGTAATTGTATTCAACCTGCTTTGAGGATTGACTGATGTATGAAGAACTAAATTGTTTTGAAGAGGCACTTAAGCACTTTGGAACAAGAGTTGAGATCATCACTGCTATGGAAATGGCACGAAAGATATCACCTGAAGATGCCTATCAGTTGATTAAGGATGAACTCAAAGAAGTTAAATTATGTCGTAAACAATTCAAGAAGGAGCAGTAATGCCTTTATATAACGTAATAAATAAGGTCACCAGCGAAAAACAAGAGTTTCGCTGCACCGTTGCTGAGTATCAGCAATGGCGTGAAGACAATCCTGATTGGGACAAAGATTGGCACGCTGGTGTCGCAGGTACAACCTACGGCAACCCTAAACAATCTGATGGTTTCAAAGAAGTAATGTCTAAAGTGCAAAAAGCACATCCGCGATCAAACCTGAGTCGGTTTACTTAATATGCCAAGAGCCAGAAAGCGAAACACAACTAGCAATCCTGTACCATCTAACATGAGTGCTAAACAAATTAGAAGAAAGAAACCGATTGATAAGTCCTACATGGTGCCTATCAGTCCACTTACTCCTAATCAAGAGACTGTCTTTGAGCAGTATGCTGAAGGACAGAATATTCTTCTGCATGGTGCTGCGGGTACAGGTAAAACTTTTATCACTTTGTATCTTGCTTTGCAGGAGGTACTTGACGAAAACACACCTTATGATAAGATATACATTGTAAGATCTTTAGTTCCTACAAGAGAGATTGGTTTCCTTCCTGGTGATCATGAAGATAAATCAGCACTTTATCAGATTCCATATAAGAATATGGTAAGATATATGTTCAGTATGCCTGACGATAATTCGTTTGAAATGCTTTATGACAACTTACGAGCCCAAGAAACTATTTCGTTTTGGTCTACTTCTTTTATTCGTGGAGTTACTCTTGATAATGCTATTGTTATTGTCGATGAATTCTCAAACTTGAACTTCCATGAACTAGATTCTATGGTCACTCGCATTGGTGAGGACTCTAAGATCATGTTCTGTGGTGACATCACTCAATCTGATTTAGTTAAAAGCAATGAAAAGAATGGAGTCTCAGATTTCATTCGTATTCTTCAAGCAATGCGCGAGTTTACTTGTGTTGAGTTTGGTATTGATGACATCGTTCGTTCTGGATTAGTAAAAGCATATCTTCTTACTAAGTACAATTTAGGTTTTTAATGTTTAATTTTATTAATGTAAACCTCACCGAACATGTTGAGGTTGATCCTGTGACTCGCAATGGGACTAGATTTTATCCTATTCCTGGTGCAGATAAATATTATCCGAGTGTTACTTCCGTCACATCGTTTAAGAACGCTCAGTTCTTCAAAAAATGGAGAACTAAAATTGGTGAAACGGAAGCAAATCGAATCACTGCTAGAGCAACACAAAGAGGAACTGCATTCCATTCCATCACTGAAGATTATTTCAATGGTGTGTTGGATTTAAACAAATACTTGGAAAACAATCCATTATCTGTTAGAATGTTCCAGTCTGCAAAGTCTACGTTAAATCGTATCAACAATATTCATTGTTTAGAGACTTTTCTTTACTCTCATTATCTCGGTTTAGCTGGTCGTGTAGACTGCATTGCTGAGTTTGATGGTGAGTTGGCAGTAATCGATTTCAAGACCTCAACAAAAGAAAAAAAGGAAGATTGGGTTGAACATTATTTTGTTCAAGAGACTGCATATGCAGCAATGTTCCTTGAGCGTTCAGGTCTGGAGGTAAAGAAAATTGTCACACT